ATTTGGGAAGTACATACTTTCCATTTCTTCATAGAAATTATGCATCTCAACCAAATTTTTGTTTGATTTTAATTTTTTAATTAGGTCTTTTAACTCATTTTTATTTCCTGAGTTATAAGATTCAGTTAACTTAGTTAACAGTTTTGATTTTATTTCACCGAAGTTTGACATCTTTTTATTGATTTAATATATCTTTTAATTTATTTTCTATTTCATAAATATTCTGTTGTGCTTTATCGTAATCAAATAAATCATTTAATTTATTATCATCACCCAATAAACTTAGAATATTGTTCTTTTTTGTTTCATTTTCACTCAATGGTACTTCACCTCCCGATGGTGGCGGCGGTGGTGCTCCACCCATATCACCACCCATATCACCACCCATTACTCCTCCTTCAGGTGTTTCACCTCCCTGAGTTCTTTCACTTTCGGGTACACCGTATTTACTATCCACATCATCAAATACACCAGAACGCTTAATTACATTTTGAGTATTTGTTAACTCAAATCCAATTGCTCTTTCAAGTCTTTGTTGTTGTAAATCTAACATAACTTCAGAATCACTCATACCAAGGATATTTTTCTTAGCCCAAGTATGTGACACCGGAAGAATACCAACTTGAGATTGGTCTGATGTTGCGTCCTTATATAATTGTACTTTTTCTTTCCATTGTTCAATTCTTAATAAATCAGATTGAGCCGATGGATTAGTTAACGACAATGAAAAATTATTTAATTCATCTTCCAAACCAAGAAGGTAAAGGTGAATTAATGCAATTTTATTTAATTCTTGAACTAACGATTTTTGAATACGGTTAATTGTTCTAGCAAAACGAATATCCATTAATGCTAAAGTCTTACCATCACCAACAACTTCCTCAAAACCTAAAAACGCTTTAGGGATACGAAGTGCTGCTAACATTTTCTTTTGAATATATTCAATATCTGCTATTTCACCTAAGTTCTGTGCTCCCGGTAATGTTTCAATTGGACTGGTTTGTGCCGCATCACGAACAGGAATAAAGAAATCTTGGTCTACCGCCATCTGATTGTATCTCATATCCACCTGTCCATTTCTTGAATCAACTACTTGGTCTCTTTTAAATTTATTTGCCACACGTTGTACGTAAGCTTCGATATCTTTATCGTCCATGTTACCAACGAACACTTTAAACACACGTCTTTCGGGTGCTCTCGTTGTTCTATAAATTAACATCGCATCTTCAGCAAGAAGTAATTGTTTCCAAATTCTTCTAATCTTATCCAACATAGATGTACCGTAAGGTAATTTTCTATCATCACCCAATAATCTAAAATGAGCGATTTCCCAAGCTTGAAATTCAATATCTTTATTTTTCCAATTAAATCTTAATTCTCGTGATGGTAGGTTCATTGAACTTTGTTGACCCGGTGTTTTTGATTCTTTTCCTTCAAGTCTTTCAACCTCAACATTTGGTAATTGTTGACATCCAACAATACCCTTTTCTGGGTCTATCTTTAAATAAACAAAATCATCACCATACTTACACATACCTCTTGTCCACATCTGTAAATTAGTATTCAAGTCTAATCTATTTTTAAATAAATCTTCTAAAATTTCTTTAACTCTTGTTGACTCCGAAAATATAGTAATAAGTTCACCTTTTTCAGATAAAGTTGTTGATTCCTCAGCGTAAATGTCAAGTGCGGCAGATATCTCAGGAGTAAACTCCATAGATTCATAATCATAATATGCGGATATTCTTGTTGGTTCGTAATAAACCGATTGGTTATATAGAGATTGGTCTAATTTAGTCCATTTGTCTGCAATATAATTTGACTGTTGTAATTGTAATAAACTTTTTTCGTATTCTTCTCTACTACTTGTTTTTAATATTTCGTCTTTATTGAAATTATAGGACGGAGCGTCTTCAGGTTTCACCTTATTTGGGTAACCAAACATTTGTGTGAGTCTCTGAAATACTGTTTTATTATCTGTTGTAGCCATGTATATAAATAGTTTTGATTTAGAATATAAGTATTTTAATTGTCATAATAAAGGATTATCGTTTTTTACCAAACAACCATGAATATTCTTTATATTGTTCCTTTGTTGCCGTACCTTGTTGAGGGAACGCCGGATTATTATCCATACCCATAGAACCAATTTGGTCAAAAGCGGTACCATATGAATAAAATGATTTGTTTGGTTCGTATGTTCTTTCGGTAACTGTCCATGATTCTAACATTGCTTTATTAGCCGAATCACTTCTTTGTAATTGATTAAAACACATATCTCCGGCGTATAGTGCCATAGATAAACTCATTATTGAGTCATCATGAGCTCCTTTCATATGGTCGGGTCTACCATTCATATAAACAAAGGTGTTCAATTCATTTAATAAACGACTTGACCTTACTAAGAAACCTTTTCTAAGTTGTTCCTCAAATGCTGCAACGATTTGTGTTCTTTTATTGTTAAAATTCAATCCCGGAATTTTCTCCATGGCTTTTGAATTGTATTCCCATATATTTTTAGTGTTAACCCCATCAATATAAAGATTCTTGTAATTTAATTCTTGTAATTTCCTTGATGTTGCAACACCCATACCTCCGGTGATATCAATTACAATAAATGCGTCATATAGGATTCCCCATTTATAAGCAACGGATGCTAAATCATCAGGTGGTATTTTACCAATATATTCAGCAACTTGTTCTCTTTCATCGAAATCAACTATATTAATTGAAGAAAAATCCTCACTATCTCCTCTACTTACATCCACTCCCATAATATATCTATGTCCTTGAACAGGTTCTTTCCAATGCCAGAATGTACCCTGCATGTATTTTTCTTTTGGTACACGAATCATATTCTTTGCAATATTTTCCTGTATTTCACCCGGAATAACACCATCCCCTGAACCTAAAAAGTCACACTCTAATTCTTGTGCAATTTTTCTTCTATCATATTTGAATTTTTTAGACATGGATTCAAACCATGATGAAAAGGGTTTATATCCCAATTCATGTAGTTCCACATATTTTTCAAGGTCAAAGTCATGTAGAACAACATCATCATCATTGTATTGTTCTCTATTTAACATATAATGAACGATATCACTACATTTAACCCATCTTAGGTCTTTAGTGTAACGAGGGTCTTTAAACCACCTTAAATCCGTTATATGAAAATCATTCATACCTCGAATTGCTTGGTCATATACACCATAATAAATTGGGTCATAACCATTAGGTGTTGAAATAAGAATAATCTTACCACCCGTTGATAGGGATGCCATAGATGCCGCCCAAAAATCATCACCAGCTTCAATGTATGCGGCCTCGTCAAATACTAAGATAGTTGGGGTGTAACCACGTAACGCATCCGCAGATGTTGCAACGGCTTTAACCTCACATCCATTATTTAATCTAAATCTACTTTCTGAGTTTTTATCGGGGGAGAACCCAACATTAATCCAATCCGGCCATTGGTCTAAGAAATGTCTAACTTTATTAGCCATCTCAATAGCGGTATCTCTTTTGTTTGCAATAATCAAAACCCTTTCAGGTTCATCATGTTTTGCTGTTTGTAATTTTTTTGATATCCATGCAGCAGTTACGGTAGAAACACCGGCCTGTCTGTATTTTCTTGTGATATTTTCGTTGTATGTTTCATAGTCCTTTATTAGTTGAATTTGGTCATCAAAAAGTTCTAAAGGAACATATTTCTTTTGTGTATTATCATAAGTCGTCAAATATGTCTTTAATGCATATGGAGCGTCTTTCATAATACGAGCATACTCTTTTAATTGCTCTATTTTACTATTCATATATATAAATATAAAAAAAGGGGGTAAAAACCCCCTTAACTATTTATTCATTCATAATTTATTCATCATCGTCATCCGCTCTTCGAATTCCCATTTGACTTAAAAAGTCATCTAAGTCGTCATCATCAGTATCATCGGTAACATCATTTAAATCGTCATTAAATGATGCAATTGCGTTTTGATAATCTTGGTCTCTAAACATTTGGTCGACACCTGACATTAATTCATTCATCAATCTTTTACCATTTTCAGAACCCGAAACGACTTCTTTCATGAAAACTAAAAATTGTTTTGCTGGTAATTTAAATATTTCAACTAAAAGATAGTTCTGTAATTCTGCTTTATTCTCATCAGTTAAAATACTTTCAGGAAATTGGTTTCTTATTCTATCCCATATTGCTGGTCCTAATCTTAAATCCCATACTTCTTTTTCTAATGTATCTTCAGAACCCTCAATTTCACCCCAATTCTCAGATTCGTTACCCTCCTCGTCCGTTGGTCTTCCTTGGATTGCGAACAATTCAAGTGTTCCTTTAATTAATTCGTGAACCAATATTGGGAAATTAATACCTCTTGCAATGATAGTTGGTGGGTTTGTGTTTCTATCGACTTCTTCTTTACCACCAACAGAACCGCCACCACCGGCACCACCCATCATTTGTTTCATCATATCGTCACTTAATTGCCAATAAAGAGTATCATTTATTGACATCAACACACCATATTGGTTAATTAAATCCTCTGAACCAGTTATTTCTTCGATTTTATCTGCAACATAATGATACATATAGTGACCCTTTTTTGATGCACCTTGTATCATATTATTAATTAATCTTCTTTTGGCTTTTTCCAAATCAATTTTTTCCAAATCATCCATCAAATCTGTTTCAATATCAACAGGCTCAATATTTGGTTGTTGCTCCATTTCTCTATTGAAATCATTAGTCCCAATTTCACCCATACCGACAATTTTAGCGTTAAATTGTAACGCTCCTTCTGGTATACCCATTTCTTTCATTACCAATTCAACGGCTAATTGTTCTAATTGTTCTCTATGTGCTCTTTCAGTTTGGATTATTTGATTGTGAGCCGTCATCATCATTTGAGCTAATGGCATAATATTAGAACCCCCTGTTAGTGGTGTATTAATACCGGTATATTCCCTAACTCTTGCGATTACTTGTTTGTATCTTTCAGACGCTAATAGTTCCTGAAAGTTATTATTTGGTTGTTCCGCATTTGGTAATGGGATTTTTTTAAGTGGGGTGTCACCTTGCGATAATTTATTTTGTACCCCTTGGTCGGGTCTATCTGGTGTGTCAAAACTCATTGCCATCTCTTCAATATTTTCTTTGAGTAAAGATAACAAAATTTTTTTAGTAAATTCCATTTTAAATTATTTATTTTTCTTTTCTGATAATGCTTTAGGTTTTGGATTTGTTCCAGGTCCTGGTTCATATGGAGTTTTAGGTTTATTCGGTTTTTCTCTTGGTGGTGCGTCAGGTAAAACTTCAGGTTGATTTGGTGACGGAGCGGTTGATGGTTGATTACCAACAATCGAATCATAAGTCATAAATTCGGGAACACCGTTGTGTCCAATTTTAGCTTTACCCGGCATTGGGTTTGATGTTGTCATTACCTTTTCATTAATAATACTCATAATATCTTTTTTAGATGTGAATTTTGTAAATTTACTTTCCGCCAAAGATAACACCCATTCTGATAATTCCGTATTTTCTTTTTTTCCTTTTATGTTTTTTGTTTTCTTTCCATGTTTTTTATCTTTACATGTACATTCTTTCATTCCACAAATAGGACAAACATCTTCTTTACCTTCGTAAGTTTCAATAGTTTTACCTTGTTTCATTGCGTTTGCAATATCTGTTTTTTCGGTTGCACCACCCTTTTTAACCATAACACTTTCATTAAATAGTGTTTTACATAGGGTTTTAAGTTCATTGTCACTCATCATAATGATGGTACTTCTATTAAACCCTTCCGATAATAATTTTCTTACAAATTCTTTTCTTGTTGTCATGATATTTTAAATTTTAATTCTTGTTTTTCTAATTTTAAATCTCTCGATTTTAGTTTATCTGTTACCTTTTCGTATGATTCACCAAAACGGAAAAATAATCTATCATCCTCCATATCGAAGTTTGATTTTTCCCAAGCCATAGCGATTATACCATCTACAGCATCAATAACACCGAAATAGTCAGAATTTTGTATCAATTCAAAAACTACGTCGGTGTCACGTAAAAGACCAACTTGGTCTATATATTTTACATCCGGAGATTTAGGACTTACTGTTGATGAGGCTGGTATATCAAACCATTCTTCCATGTCAATTTCAGTACTTTCACTAAAAATGAATTCGTACTGTTTTTGACCTTTATAATCGGAACCAATCTCATTAACATATATTAAACGCATCTTACTTGAAATATTTTCCTAAAGTTTCAGAAATACTTTTATTAATTTCACTTTTAATTTCATCCAAATCTAATTCTTTAATTTCTTCTTCATTTGGAGTACCTAAGTCAGCATATTTTGATAGGTCAATTTCTTCATCTTGTACTGCTGGCGTATTTAAGAATTTTTGTAATTTATCCATTGTCTCACCTAATTCTTCATCGCCTGTTGGTTCTGATGGTGCTTCTTCATCATCCGATGGAACATCAGGAGTTTCAACGTTAGAATCGGCATCTTCTTCCGCTTCTCTATCAAATTTCTTACCTATTTCTTCAATATCCTCATCTTCAAGTTTATTTAAATCAACAGCCGAAATAATCATGTTAAGTACGTATTTAATATCGTCACTTTCCATTTTAGATTTTTGGTCTCTCAATTCTTGACCTAACTTACCTGAGAATTTTTGAACTTCAGCCATATAATCTGAAGGTTTAGATTCTCCACCCATTTCATCTGAAGGTGACATTTCTGTTCCCATATCATCTGAAGGTGGCATTTCTGTACCCATTTCATCTGAAGGTAATGGTGCACCCATAGGTTGTTCTGAATCCATAGGTGGCATTTCTGTACCCATATCATCTGAAGGTGGCATTGATTCAGATTCTGGTTTATTTTGTTTTAAAACATATTTTGTAGCTTCGTTTAATTCCGAGCCACTTAATAAGTTCATTCTTTTATCAGCATCCGCATATGAATTAAATCGGTTTTTGTTTTTCATGAAAAGACCACCGATATAATCAAGTGAATTTTCATTCAAACCTTTTTTTACATAGTAACCGTCTTTTTCTTTAACGATACCAAAAACACCATTTGATGATTCTGTTATACGTTCAACTTTAGATGTAGATGAATGTGATGACTTGGTATTTTGTTTATTACCGTAATAAGTCAACTCAAGGATACGTTTAAGTTTATCGTCTCCGTTAAGTTTCTCACTTCCTAGTGGTTTTAAGTCTGCCATTTTTGTTAATTGTTAAATATATTATTCTTCGTTATCCTATAAATACATGCATATAGGTAAAAAATTTAAGTTTTCTATTGTGGGAGGGACAATTTATTATTTCTAATAGAAGTTTTGATTTTCATCAATTTCTCAATATACCCGTTTCTTCTTAGTAATTTAAATGTTAGGTTCTCATATGAATACTCCCCACCACTTTCAAGTCCACTCTGTCTGAACTTTTTTATTTTTGATTTTAATTCGTTTAAATCTTTTGTGATGTCATTATCCTGTTCTGATTTTTCAGAAAGGTCGTCAATTAGTTTTGCGTATTCCTCACCTTTTTCAAGTATTATTTCATCATCAATTTTTGGATTTGATTTCTGAGGTTCAACAACCCATTCATTATTTAATATTGAATAAACACCAGATGATAGATGTTTATCATCAACATCCTGTACATACAATTCAACTTCATAATTTTTAATTGAGATATCAGTTGAGGTATTCCAAAGTCGTCTTTTTAAATCAAAAAACTCTTTTACAATTGTCATATAAACCTCGGAACTTACTTTTCCTGAACTAAATTCATCAAAATCTATTAATATGTGTATATCAACATCCGAATATTTTGACCAATTATAGTTTGCTAATGAACCGGTTAAAACAATGTCAAATACAAAAAAATCAATACCGATAAATTCTAAAAATTCATTAGATATTTCTAATAATTTTTCTCTTATTTCATCTTTTAGTTTGTGGTTACCATTATCATTTGAAAAAATAGTATCGGGCAAAGAATCTTTTGACCTAAAAGATTTAATAATCTCTTTGTCAACATCTTTATCTTCTATTAGTTCTTCAAATAAACTCATTGTACCTTTTTATATTTAAATGTTCTCGAAATGTTTCCGTTAAAGTATTTTCCCTGTGATTCGGCCATTCTGAATTTAGTAAAAATTTCCCACGGAACTTTTTCATACTCATAAATAGAGCCGTTATTAAATTCCATCAATAGAGTTTCATCCTCTGTATTGAACTTTGCTGATTTAAGATTTGATGATGAGATAGTTACCTCAATCATCTTACCCTCAATTTTTTCTGAAATAATACCCATAATATAATTTTTGTGATAATATACACAATAAATATCAAATAAAAAACCAATAATGTTGACTACTTGTGAACGAAAAATTACCCATAACTTGTTTTTGAAACAAATTTTTAGTATCTTTACCAAAAATTATAAATAATATGTCAGTAGATTTTTTCGAAGAGGGACCGGTTTCAAACCCTAAAAGAACCAAAAAAGGTTCAACTACACCCATTCTTGACAATTTTTCAAGAGACCTCAATAAGTTAGCTGAGGAAGGTAAAATTGACCCTGTTATTGGGAGAGATAAAGAAGTTAAACGAATAGCACAAATTCTTTCAAGAAAGAAGAAAAACAACGCAGTTATTGTTGGTGATGCTGGTGTGGGTAAATCCGCATTAGTTGAAAAACTTGCGTTAATGATAGTAAAAGGTGATTGTCCAACTAATCTTTTAGATAAACGAATAATGTCACTTGATTTAACTTCATTAGTGGCGGGTACAAAGTATAGAGGACAATTTGAGGAGAGAATCAAAGCAATTTTAAATGAGTTACAAAACGAACCAAATGTTATTATATTCATTGATGAGTTACACACAATGGTTGGTGCGGGTAATGCAAGTGGAGCAATGGATGCGGCTAATATACTTAAACCAGCATTAGCGAGAGGTGAAATGCAATGTATTGGTGCAACAACATTTGATGAGTTTAAAAAACACATTGAAAAAGACGGAGCACTTGTTAGAAGATTCCAAAAAATTATTTTAAAAGAACCAACAATAGGTGAAACCACTCAGATTTTGGATAATTTGAAGTCTTCATATGAATCATTCCATAAAGTACATTACGATGATGGGGTTATTGAAACAATTGTAAAATTATCTGACAGATATATAACCGATAGACAGTTTCCCGATAAAGCAATCGATGTAATGGATGAGTTGGGTTCAGATAAAAAAATTAATACAAAAATACCAGATTCAATTGAAAAATTGAAGAAGGAATCGGACGAAATAAAAGAAAGAAAAATCCAAGTAGTAAGAAGTCAAAATTATGAACAAGCAGCAAAATTAAGGGATGAAGAAAGAAAAGTAATTGCTAAATTGGACGATGAAAAACTTAAATGGCAGGAAAAACAAAAAGACAATAAAACACCAATTAGTGTTGATGATGTTTATGCTATTATATCTCAAATGACTGGTGTCCCAATAAGTAAATTGGATAGTAGAGAAACTGAAAATTTATTAAAAATTGATGAAAGGTTGAAATCTAAGGTAATTGGTCAAGATGATGCTATTGGTATTATTTCAAAGGCTATTAAAAGAAATAGAGTTGGTATTAAAGATGCGAATAAACCCATCGGTTCTTTTATCTTTTTAGGTTCTACCGGTGTGGGTAAAACATATCTCGCAAAATCAATTGCGGAAATTTTATTTGGTGACCCCGAAAAGGTTATTAGGGTTGACATGAGTGAATTCATGGAAAAACATAACGTATCAAGATTGATTGGTTCTCCTCCGGGTTATGTTGGATATGATGAAGGTGGTCAATTAACTGAGAAAATTAAAAACAACCCATTCTCTGTTGTTTTATTTGATGAGATTGAGAAAGCTCATAAAGACGTGTTCAATATTTTACTACAAATACTTGATGAGGGTCATCTAACCGATTCATTTGGTAGAAAAGTAAACTTTACAAATACAATTATAATCATGACCTCAAATATTGGAGCTAAAAAGGTATCCGATTTTGGTGGAGGAGTTGGTTTTAACACATCATCAAGTGAGACTCAAAAATATGAAGTTAGAAAGAGTATTATACAAAAATCACTAAAACAACAGTTTAATCCCGAATTTTTAAATAGGATTGACGATGTAATCTTGTTTAACAAATTGGATAAGGATGTTATGAATAAAATCATACAAATTGAATTAAATAAACTTGTTAATAGACTTAAAGAAAAGAACTATAACATTACTTTTGATAAAACAATAATTTCTCGTATTTCCGAACTTAATACACAGGAAGATTACGGTGCGAGACCAATTAAAAGAATTATTCAAAATCTTTGTGAGGATTTTTTAAGTGATGAAATCTTAAAGGGTACAATTAAAGAAAAAACTAACGTTACTTTAAAAATAAAAGACGGAGAAATAAAAATTTTTAAAAAATAGTATTAAATATTGAGATTTTTCAAAAAAGATATATATTTATATTTATACACATAGGAAATCTTTGCCGAAATCCTTTCGTTTTTTAGTCCGTGGCGTTGAAACCACAAAATGACCTTAATCCCCAACCACTCGTTGGGGATTTTTTATTTCAAAAAATTTACGTATATTTGTAGAATATGAGAAAATACGCATACTTTCTTGCATTTGTTGCTATGATTACAATGAGTGCATGTGGTTCAAACGAATCGACCACAGAAACAGGAAAAACAGATTCAACATCAGTTTCTATTGACACTACGGTAGTTCCAGTTATGGAGTCTACAGAGGTGTCAACTGATTCTGTTAACTAGTTTAATGAGTGCTCACTACTATTAGTGGTAATGTGAGTTAAATGTATTGATTGTGACACCACAGCTCGTTTTTTTATTAAAAATAATTATGGATATGATATATACAAAAGATTTAATACTATTAAGGGGAGTACCGGGTTCAGGTAAAACAACATTAGGTGAAGTTATCCTACATATGCCCAACAACCAACTAAAACCATTATCCGCCGATGATTACTTTATTGATGACTCAGGAAATTATAATTTTGATGCCTCAATTTTAAAAGAAGCACACAATGACTGTCAACAAAGATGTTCTCATCTTATGCAGAACGATGTTATGAAAATTGTAGTTTCAAATACATTTACTCAGGAGTGGGAAATGAAACCATATTATCAAATGGCCGAAAGATATGGTTATAGAGTACATAGTGTTATTGTTGAAAACAGACATGGTGGTATAAATGAACACAATGTACCAGAAGAAAAACTTTTACAAATGAAAAACCGTTTTGAGGTAAAATTATAAAATGATTGAGAAATTAGAACAATATCACAAAGATGGTTTGTTACAGAAACAAATCCACCCAACTCTTGACTTAACTATTTGGAATTATTCCCCAAAAGTTCAATACGAAAGATTGTGGGATGATATCACTATGCAATGTCGTGGATTGGTTACTAACAGTAAAGGTGAAATTGTTGCAAGACCATTCACTAAGTTTTTTAATTATGAAGAATTAACACCTGAAGAAATACCAAATGAATATTTTGATGTCTACGAAAAAATGGATGGTTCTTTGGGTATATTATTCAATTACCAAGGAGAGTGGGTATTATCAACAAGAGGTTCATTTACATCACCACAATCAATAGTTGGTTTTGAGATACTAAAAAAATATAAGTACAAATACCTTCCATCTGATTGTACATATCTTTTTGAAATAATTTATCCAGAAAACAGAATTGTTGTTGATTATGGTTCGGAAAAAAAATTAGTTTTACTTGCCGTAATTCAAACCAACACAGGAGAGGAATATAATATCCACAATCAAGATTATGAATCGTTAGGTTTTAAAACAGTTACTATATATAAAACTTGGGGAGAGGGATATGATATACTAAAAAAAGAGATATCGAAAGATAAAGAAGGGTATGTAATTCGTTTTAAAAATGGTTTTCGTATGAAAATAAAAGGGGATGAGTATGTCCGTTTGCATCGAATATTGACCAACATATCTAACCGAGATATATGGGAGTATTTGAAAGATGGGAAACCTTTGGACGAGATACTTGATAAAGTACCCGATGAATTTTATGATTGGGTTAAACAAACTAAAGAAGAGTTGTTAACTCAATTTGAAACATTAGATAAAGAATATCAATGGATATTCAAAATAATAAATAGGGTTCCGGGTATTGAAAATAGAGGTGTATTTGCATCATATGCGAAAATGTATAAGCACCCAAATTTATTATTTAACATGTTAGATGGTAAAGATTATTCAGAACAAATATGGAAATTACTATACCCACCGTACTCAAAACCATTTAATAAGAATGAAGAGAATTAGTAAAAAAAATTACACAATGAAAAAAAGAATTTATTTGGATGACGTTAGAACCCCCATTTTAAAAGATGAATGGGTGATTGTTAGGAATTATGAAGAATTTGTAGATAAGATAACCGAAATAGGGTTAGAAAATATTGAATTGATTTCATTAGACCATGACTTAGGGGATAGTGCAATGAAAGAATGGCACAAAAATGTTTATCATAACTATACATTGAACTATGATAATATTACCGAAAAGACGGGTATGGATTGCGTAAAATGGTTAGTTGAACAATGGATGGATGGTAAATCTGTTGTTGATGTTTTTGTACACTCAGCAAATGCTGTGGGTAGTGGAAATATGATGGGGTACATTAATAATTTTAGACACATCAATCACTTACCACAAAATTGTATTAGAGTTCAAATCGAACATACTGTTGAAAAATAATCAAACAAACCATGACAACAAAAAATAATGAAACCTCAATTAAAAAATTGAGTATTAAAGGAAAATATTCGGGATTTACAGATTTTTACGATATCAATAAAGTTAAAATCTATAAGAACATAATAAATCTTTTTGGTAATCTTAAAAACAAAGAAAAAAATAATTTAATTTTGGTTTTATCGGCTAAAATAATGGATTTAGATTGGGAAACGGAATTAAAATTTAATAGACAAGAAATTATAGTTCTAATTAGAGATTTAATACCATATTTTGAAAGTGTTGAAGATTATGAAACCTGTGGAGAAATCCACAAACTATATCTAGAACTTTCTTCTATTTAGTTTGATGATGACGATAAATCAACGTCACCTTTAACAATATATTTGATATTCAATATCACCGAGCTTGTTGTGAAATTTATTACAAAAAACTCCACGGGGGTAAATGAATTAAAGTTTGAGATTGTCATAGAATTAAAATTTGATGCGGTGTACCAAAATACCTCATTATATGGGACTAATCCCGTTAAATTCGCACCAAGTAAATACGCGTCAGATATTGTTATCTTTCCGTCTTTGTTAATATCACCACTCTTCATTCTTTGTCCACTTGTTAAAACTAAACCCGGACTTAATAAAGTTGGTACATTCTCGTTTTGAGATTCATTAAATACTAAATTAAAATCAGTATTATTAACAACTCCCGTATATGTTGGAACTACTTTATATGTGGAATTATAAGTGGTCGGGTTTAATGTAAACGTTCCGGTTACACCAACGGTAACAGTTTGTAGAAGAGTCTCCGTAGTACCAACAACCAAATATAATTTAACCTGTGGTCTCGTAGATAGTCCAGATGGGATTGTAATTGTACCACTAATTGTTTCTGTTATAATTGACACCGTACCATTACTACTATACGCAAATCCACATGTACCACTTTGTAATTGTGCTCTGAATAATGTCTTTGAGGTAATATTAGTATAACTATATGTTGATGCGGTATTTGTTATATCTATCCAATTGACACCGTCATTAGTTGACCTTTGCCATTTAACAATTGTACCACTATAACTACTTAATGTTAATGTACCTGAGTTTGTTGTACTTGTGTGAGTTGAGGATGACACACCACCACCAACAGGAGGTGTTCCCGATGTTACCGTAATTGTTTTTGAACTTGAGTTAACCGCACTACCACAACTCGGTGTTTGTACCTCAACACGGTAGTAATATGTACCAGCCGAACTAATTGTTTCTGTTAAACTTGTTGTTGTGTTAGAGATATTAGTCCAATTCACATTGTCCGTTGAACGTTGCCATTTATTCACATTACCCTGTTGACCTGATAATGTTAATTCAACTTGACCACCCGCACATATAGAATTGTTTGCCGCAAATACTGTTCCCGATTTAGTTGGTTTTACGGTAACGTAAACACTTGAAGTTGCTAAACCTGAACAACTAACCGGACTTGATGAATTAACAATTGCTCTGTAATATGTTGTTTTTGTTAAATTAGTTACCGTTATACTTGATGATGTACTCGAAATAGTAGTACCAGCAGTGAAAAAGTTATCAAAAGAAGATTCCCATCTAACAACACTTCCAGTATAACTATTAAGAGTTAATGTTGTACTATTTGAACCCGAACAAACATTAATATTACCCCCACTAATAAACCCACTTGATGCACCATTAATTTCTATGTTTCTTGTCAATATCGTTGTACTTGTTGTGATGTCTCCCGGCATGTCACCGTATTCACAAAGATAACCATTTAAGTTTGTATTAGGTAAGTCATTCCATTGACCCGAATTTGCGGAATAAAATTGACCATAATGTTCACCACCCGAGTTGTTTGGTTCACCACCGGCCCATTTTGCATATTGACCCGATACCGTGGTTGGACCTGAACCCCAATTACCATTTGAAAAGTTTGTTCCTTTTTCAGGTCCTGAAATCCAATGCCATTTACCTTCAACCGCCGATTGATTAGTAAATGCCGTAGTTCCCTTGGCTGCGTTAACTAAACTTACTTCATCTGATGCACCAAACCAACAATCACTTGCCATCAAGCGCCAAACGAAATTATTTTCGGCCTCAGAAGACATTGTTGCTAAATAACCGGCCCTACCAAAATAAGATTTAGTTTGGGCGGCAGTTACTGAATTTGTAAAAGTAATACTACCTGAAACATATTCATAAAAGTGTTCCGTTAGAGGGTTATAGAATACAGTACCCGCAACAAATGTGATTCTTCTTTGTAATGCATAACAGGTAGATGTGGTTGACCTAAATTCAACCCCTCTTAGGATGGTTTCCCAATTTGATGCGGTGGTTGTACCATTAAAAACTAACACACCTGTGGTGTTATTAAATGTTGAAACACTAATACCCGAAGGTAATGTTGCGGTTGACCTTAATTGGTCACCGTTAGTACCACTTATATAACTCTGAGATATTTGAACTCTAAAACCTGTAATTGTTCCATTTGCGGTTAAAGTAACATTTGGGTCAACTTTTGTCCAAGTGTTGTGACTGACAGATAGTTTACCTGTACTTGATGTTCCAAGACTAACGGATGTTGATTGTGAAAAACCTAAGACAGGTAATAATAAAAATAACACATATATTAGTTTTCTCATAAATTTACTTTACTACCAATTAAAAAGAATGACAAAATTGGAAATTGAGGATTCGTACTCAAATTCGCTTTATAGTTTACATTTACTTTAAATCTTTTTGATACTTGATAATCAAAACCACTACCAATAAATCCACTAAAATATCTATCTGAAACGGTAACCTTTTCTTTTGTTGAATAAACTAATGGAGTTGATATTATATAAATTTCGGGAGATATTATTAATTTTTTATTTACTTTTATTGGTCTTGTATAAAATGCCGTTATCGATGGTGAATAGTAACCACTTTTATCGGTTGCAATTACTGTTGCCGCCGCACTTACATTAAATCCGGTTATACCGTATTTTCCACCATTTAAAATCCCACTATAACCAACAAAACCTAAAAAATTACCGTATGTATAAACACCGGTTAAATTAACATTATGTACAAATTTTAATTTTTTACTTTTATTAAAGTGTATTTTGGTGTATCTCGCGGATAGTGCAAATTGT